GGCCCAGTATAGTGAGATTATTAAACTGGTCGCTACCAATATCGCAATCGGCGTCACCAGCATTATTAAGGGCACCATCAAAACCAAAGTGCCCAAAGACGATAGCCCCTTCTGGAGAGTTAGCCAACTCGTTTTGAATAACTGTTTGGTCTTCATAGTGTGGAATGAAATGGTAGTTGCCTACGACAGTAGGTTTCGTAATGACCTTAATGCTACCCGCAGACGAGAAGACAGCATTGCGCTCCAGTAAACTAAGAATGGTAATACCATCGTCAGCTTTGCTGGCGCTGTCATGATTACCTCGCAAGATGAACACATTTTTCTTTACTCCTTGAAATAGATTTCTTACATCGAGAATACATTCAGGCGAAGGGCTCCGCTTGTCAAACACATCACCGAGAAATACAACATTATCACACACATTTCCTTGTACGAGATCTCGAATACAGTTGATTTGTTCATGTCTTAGTGCCCTGTTACTGTTGTGAAAGTGTGTGTCTCCGATTACAAGTGTTCTCATACCAATGCTCTCCAAGCAATAGGGAACAGGTCTGACATGATATCGTCAATAGCAAATGCGTAGTGTTGGGTTTCCTCTTGTGCGTTGTTCTCACTACGCTGTAAGACAACGCGAGCCAATGAAGCAAGAGAGCCAGTCCAATACCATTCAGTGTACATACACTGGGGTAGGATACCTCTTGCGATCTCTGGTGCTACTCCTTCAATCAGAGCAACCTCATAAGCATCTCTGGCTAGGTCGATGGATTGCTTGTAGATATTCTCTACACGCTCTGCACCTTCGATCTCCTTATCACCAGAGCCCTGCTTGATGCTTTTATCAGGACGCTCACGCCAGTAATTAGGAGTGTAGAAATCAGGTTCAAAATCAACATAACGACGCGAGATCTCGTTTTCTACCATGCCTACCTTATGCTTGAAGAGTTGAGTCCTCACAAAGATCGGCGCTTTTATGTGAAATTGAACCTGGGGATGGGCGAATGGGGTCCAGTGGTTATGCTTTGCGAGATAGTTGATGAGCTTCTCATCTTTCTCCGTTAGTTCCTTGCTCATCTTACTGAAAGAAACCCGCGCAGCATTAACCACTGTAAGATCGGACCCCATCCAATCTATAAGACGGACGAAGCCGTGGTCCAAACATTCGACAGTGTGATTCTTATTCATTAAAATATCCTAGTAGTTCTGTGATGTTTTGGACGGCTCCGTCCTTGTAATGAACCTCTTGACCATCACCGAATGAACGACCTACTTCGGCGTCGATCTTGAGGGGTACTTCAAAGTGGATGTTGAAATCCTTGCGGAGAGTAGGCGTCTCCACCAACTCATTATAGCATAGCTCTAGGCACTCTTGCAAAGAATTCTTGGGACAAGTTATCTCAAGTGAGTCGTGGACAGTAGATACAATCTTAGCTCCCGTTGCTGGTAGAGATTGGCTAAGTCCCTTGATTCCACAAAGGATAATGTCTGATGCTGCTGACTGGATAGTGAAGTTAAGACCTTGGCGTAGAGCCCTGCGAACAATCTTGTCATCCTTTGATCTCACATTAGGTAGACGCCTCTTGCGTCCAAAGATGGATGTGATATAACCGTCCTCTCTGATCGTCTCGTAGGTGTTGTTGATATACGACCCGATACCAGGGAAGACCTCCATATAGGTGTTGATGATCGCCTCTGCGCGTTGTAGAGGAATCCTGTTGTTGTTGGCAAGCGTGAATGCTGTACCACCATATACGATGAGGAAGGAGGTTGCCTTGGCAATCTGCCGTTCCTCTTTTAACACCTTCTCTGCTGGTTTATTGAACAGCAACGAGGCAGAGTAGGTGTGTAGATCGACGCCATCTTGGAATGCCTTACACATGCGCTCATCCTCTGCTACATGAGCAAGAACTCTGAGTTCCATGCCTGCGTAGTCGATGGTGATGAACGCCTCGTCGTCAGGAGCTACAAAGATGCGTCGGATGTTATTGTTAGTATCCCGAGGTAGCGTGTGGAATGATACACCCATCGCTTTCTCAGCATTGTAGGAGCCGCAAGAGAGCCGACCTGTAACTGTACCATCGAGCTTGTAGTCACAGTAGACCTTGTTACAACCATTGTAATCAATGGCTGTGTGTAAACCCCGAATGTAGGTCTTGTGTAGCTTCGCTGCCGCACGATAGTCCAACAGTCCAGCGATCCACTCTCTTGCTTGTTCTAGTTCCTGAGTTGAACGCTCTTGTAGAACACTACGAGCGGTCAGCTTTTCTTGATCTTCTCTGCTTCTTCGCACGGTCGTTCAACTCATCAGTAATAAAGTCCAGTAGTTCGTCAAGGGTTGCCTTGTCTGTCGAAGGTTCTCCCTTGCCTGTACGCTTCGGAGGATATAGTAGAAACCCCTTCTCGTCAGTATAAAGAATCTCTCGTAGATCCACAGTCGATGCTAGGTTAGCTCCACGCTTTGCTTGTGGTGCCATCAATAGATCATCCTCCTTGGACATAGATTGTTTGTCCAAGCTCTTACCTACAGAACCTAGTTCCTCTGGTGCTACATGCAGTCCTTCGTATTCCATCTCAGAGAATACTGGTAGCACAGGGGACAGTAGCTTCTCCATCACATGCCAGCAACCTTCCTCTTTTAGTTTATCTTCGAGAGCGTGGAAGAGTCGAAGAGTAAAGTGAGTATCCATAGCGTTACCATGGAGACAATCACCCAACGGAATATTAGCCCAATCAAAGTTCTTATCATTTACTGTTAACATTAGAGTTGATCAATGCCCTCTGGGAAGAATAGCTTAACGAGTTCCTTCAAGCTCTTGGGAACATCCTCGTTCCACAGGTGAGCCATCAGCTTAGTATCATAGACATTCGTTGGGTAGATTCCAACATTGTGTAGGAATTTCAGATCGAACTTGGCGTTGTGAAACACCTTGCGATTCTTAGGGTTCTCTAAGATGGACTTGACAAGCTTCAATACTTGATCAGAATCATCCCAAGGTGCGTCCTTGTGGAACAGAGGAACAGCATAGTTCTTGTCCCGTACAGAGAACGCAATCGTGTTGAGCTTATCTTGTAGGAAGTTCAGCCCTGTGGTTTCAGTATCGACTGCGATGTCCTCGTCAGTGTAGACCAGCCACTCAAGGTGATCGAAATCATCCTCGCACATAATCAGTTCGACGGGAATCGTCTCTGCCTTGAGCCCAGTGATGACCTTGGCAAGAGCATTCTTAATGTCTTGCTCGAAGATAAACCTGTTCTTAGGTTCTGTTTGTACAGCGTATGGGTGGAAGATGGGTACGCATACGAACTGGTGGTTGCCCGTGTCTATATCGAAAGCGTTACCTCTCTTCGTAGTGATTCCCGACTTCTTAGTGACCATCTTGAATGCAAGATTGCCACAAGCGAAAACCAGTTTGGGCTTTACCTTGTCTATGGTTTCCCATAGGTGCTGGCGACATGCGTGAGTATCGGCGGTCTTCATGTCTGCCTCACGCACAGTAGGACACTTTACGGCAGCAGAGAAGGAAACACGACATCCACCTGGGAGATCTGATCCCACCAGAATATCAGTAAGCGTCTCCAGATCTCGGCTGTTAAAAGGATTACTCCTCCCATTATGGTAAATGAAAGAGTCAGAAAGAAATAGAACATCAGCTTCGTCCAGAGATTCATAATCTTGAATGCAATGGGTTGCTTTGTTCCGCTTGAGTTGGGAACATCCTTGACAGTAGGGGTGAATGGGTGCTTCTTCATAGAGGTTGGAAAGTTGCATTGGGGTTTACACTATAATAGTTAAGTATGACTAGACATTACATCGACAACAAACGCTTCGAGGAGTTAATAGTATTGTATCTCGAAGACAGAAAGACATATGAGGAAGAACTGTTCTCCATGTTCGATCTCCTTATCTCGAATGTAATGGGTGCGTTCAACTTTGATGTCGATCCTGAGGATGCGAAGCAGGATTGCTTCGTGTTAATATTGAAGACGCTCCAAAATTTCAATCCTGAAAAAGGGAGCGCCTTCAATTTTTTCACAACGGTTATCGTTAATAACCTTAAATTAGTTTACACGAAGGACAAAAAGTACGCGGAAAAGATCAAGGCGTTTGAGGAATTGCAAGGGTATCGAGCCCCAACTCAGCCCTGATAGACATCGGGTTGTCATACACCCGTGTTACCTTTCCGTCTACACATACTAGACCTGGGACCTTTGATTTAAAGATCACAAAGGCGTGAGGTAGCTCAAAGTAATCGACCTCATAGAAGTCGATGACAGCTTCCTCATAAGCTTCGTCTAGCTCTTGGATAATCTTCTTGCCCTGGAGGTCCCAGGGAGAAGTAATAAAGAACATCGTGGCTTGCTTACTCTGGCGAGCTTGCTTGACCACTTTGTTCAGGTGGTTTTCACTCCTCAGTTTTTTCAGTTTCATCTTCTACAATTTCAGGTTCAGCACCTTCAGATTCTGCCTGCTTTTGAGCTTCTTCGGTCATGCGTTGGATAATAGCACGCTCCATCTGTTGAAGCCCAATCATAAAGGCAGTTTTTGAGAACTGCTCCTCGGTCATGTCAGGTTGATTGATGACCTTGAAGAAGTTCTGAAATGCTTCTCCCTCTTCCTTAGTTAAGTTAAATTGAATTTTCATTCTTCCGTTTCTCCTGTGTAGGATCCTAGTTTTTTTAATGGATTCAAGTTCAAGTAACTTGGTATCGCTCATGTTCTATAATAGTGCAGAGGTATATAAGAGTGAAGGATAATTACGATTTATCTAAGCTGCGGTCCAAGCCGAAGCGCAAGAATAGTAGAGCAAAGGGTGCGGCGTTCGAGAACAAAGTCGCCAAAATACTTAACGAAAGGTTTGATACAAATGAATTCGCACGAACACCAGGGTCAGGAGCTTTCGCAACGACACATACGCTACCGAAACATCTACAAATCCAGGGAGATCTTATCACTCCTCAGACATTTGCATACATTATAGAATGCAAGAAGGGATACAACGATCTCGGCATACACTCCATGTTAGATTTTCAATCAAAACTTTGGGAGTGGATCGAGCATATGGAGCGGGACGCGGCGGCGGCAGAGAAAGCACCGATTCTTTTTATGGCCCAGGATCGTCGTCCTATCATATCAATACTTAGATATAAAGAAGAAATAATAAACTATACTGATTCATATAGTACATTAACAAGTAAAGAAGGTATAGAGTACATCATGTTATACATGGATGACCTTCTCAAAATCCATAACGGATTCTTTTTTATACAAGATTGAGATCTTCTGCCATGGAAGACAGGAACATGTTAACTTGTAGTCCGTGTCCTCTCCTCTCTAAGTTAACTGTGAACCTTCCATCAGCCACTAGTCCTTGATTGGTTAGTGCATAATCTCTCTTGCCTTGTATAATCTCTCTGGATGCTCTCATAAGCTCCTCGTTTTGTACATAGGTGTGAGATTCATTGGTAGATAGTTTAGTGCTGCCACCTAGCACGGGTCTTACTGAGTCGAGCCCTGCGTCAGCACCCATAATTAAAAGAGCGTGAAGAGTATCATCTCTTAGTTTTCCGTTCTTAGTTCTACCTCGCATGTGCTTGAACATAAGTTCCTTCTCTAAATGTGAGGCGAACTTCTTTAGAAAATCTTTTCTAGATTTCTCATCTACGAGTCCGTCTGCCCCTTTTAACTTATCGAAGTAGTTTATATCCTTCACAGGATATTTTATTCCATTCTGCTTCATCATAAGTTCTATGTGGTTTATGACAGCTTTTGTAGATTGTTCAGGGGTTTTACCTATGATTTGTAGCTGATCTGCATTCTCTACAAATTGTTTTGTAAATGAGGAGATCTTAGACATTTCATTTATTTGTTTTCTTGCATCTCCTATCTGTCTTTCGGACAATCCAGCGTTCCTAAATTCATTTAAAACAAACCTTTCATGATCAGAGAGCGTTGAACTAGGTGAGTACCTGTCACCTACACCTATGAGGTTGTAACTTTCACCAGCTTTAGTACGAATACCTCCTTGATATGTTTTAAGTGATAGACCTACTACATAATAATCTGAATTAGGATCACCGCCTCCGTCAAGTATTGCCTTCTTAGTATCTTTGTCAAGGTCCTGAAATTTGACTTTCTGGGCAAGTCGTGCAGCGGTCTTTTCTTTAGGAGGAGAGGTCCATACTAGAAGATTGTCTGCCTTATCTCCCTTAGCAACGCTTCCCCCACCCACTCTTGACACAAACTCAGGATTATATTTTTTATAGAAGTCCATCCTCCTAGTGACATGACCCGATAAGATGTCAGTCATAGTTTGAACCACTTCATCTTTACTAGAATCACCTGTGATGCCCATGTCTTTTAGCATCACACGCATCTGTTCAGTGTGCTGATCGCCCATACCTCTCTGTAATCTAAGGGCCTTGTAGATACTGTCTTTATATCTGGTGGCGATGTCTCTTATAATCTCGCCCGCCTTCTTCGTATTCCCAGACACGATATGGTGAGTGGCTAGTTCTAAATCCTCGGATACATTTTTTACTATCTCACCCATGTTCCCGCCATCTGTTTGAACTTCAAAGTTTTGTAAAGTAAGTTCTTCCCCTTCGTCTAATAGATCAATATTCTCTTGCTGAAACTTCTTAACTTCCTCATCATAAGCATCGAAAAGCTTTGATAAACTATGCTGAGGGCTGGTGTTAAATGATATACCTGCGGGAGTTGATTCATCAACCCTCATGAAGATCGTGCCGTCTTCGTTTCGTTGTAAGAACTCTGTATTTAATCGAAGTTCCTGTAGAAGAGACCTTTTCTCTTCGTTATTAAGAGTCCCAGACCTCAATCTAGAGAGCGTCTTTGTTATGTCTGATATTTTATCTAATGATTGTTTGCTTTGAGTAGATGTAACGGGTTCTCTTTCAAATAAAGTTACTGGCTTATCGTCGCTTTGTTCTGATTTCTCTAAAAACAATGTCTCTCTTTCATTTGCTGATTTTAGTTTGCTTCTAATGCTACTATTTTTATTTGAAAAGTAATCGCCTTGTAACCTTTCTATGGCTTGTTTAGTATACTTCTTACGATCCATTTCGTTGCCATATTTCGTCTCACCTTCTTTTTCAATCAACAACTTTTGTGATTCATATTGAAGTAGAATAGCATCGCCCATTCCAGGGGACAAACTGTTAAGTTCCTCAACAGCTTCCAACTGATCCATGACCCTCTTTCTTTCTTTCTGGCTAAGTCCTTCCAGAGGATCTACAACCTGTTCTGGCTCTTGTGTTCCATCACCTTGATCACCTCCCTCTTCAGGAGGTTCTTCTGCACCAGTATACCAGTTTAAAAGAGCAGCCATACCTTTCTGATCTTTACCAAGCTCTTTAAGATTTCGTTTTCTACTACCGAAGGGTCCACCTTCAATGTATATTCCATTCTCACCAAATCCAACCGTGGCATCATTACCCCCTCCCTGTAAAGGTGATAGAGGTTGTGGTTGATTAGCGGACTTAGCTATCTGACCAGCTTTAAATACTGCGTCGTATGCCCTAGTGTCAGTAGCTTCGTGCAACCTAGAGTAGCTTTCTAATAATAACTTGGCGAAGTTCATCATAATATTATATTAAAATACCCAACCCAACAAACGCTGGGTTGGGTATTATTTTTTGTAGTAGAGTATTACTCTTGAGTGCCGATCTGAACAGATTCGGCTAGAGTGTTCTTAGCACCTTTAAGAACTCTTAGGAAGTCGAATCTAAAGATCATTTGAATGGTATCAAACTCGTTACCAGTAGCGTAGTTCTTTTCGGCTTTCTTGAAGGACTTAGGATAAGCACCGATAAGCTCATAGATTGCTCTAACATTACCAGCAGTATCAAACTCTTTTATTCTAAGGGTTTGCTTGTACTTAGTAGTTAAAGATCTACCAAGATCCTGATTGTAAACAATGCCCATGTAGCGAAGCAGTAGCTGCCCTTCGGTAGTATACTCAGAGTTAGTACGAAGAAGGTTATCAAAAGTTATTGTAACCTCATCGTTACTAATCTTACCAGGGTAGTATGCTTTATCGTTTAGTCGGTTAACTTCGATATCTTGGAAGTTGAATCCGAACTCACTGATGGACTTTGCACCTAGGGTTAAGGATCGTTTGGTGGAGTTAGTATCAGCACCTGCACCTAGAGACACGCCAGGAGGGAGTGTGAAATCTACCTCCCATCCATAAGTTCTTACTGAATCAAGTTCAGTTGAGATGATAGGAAGACCGAAAGCTAAATCTCTGCTTTCTTGATCTAGATAAGTTGAAGTATAGTTTTGCGTAGGCATTATTTATCTCCTTTATGTTATATAGCAGCTTGCTGATCAACAAGGTTTAATTCAAATACGATGATCTCAGCAGATTTGGTGGGTCTAATGAAGACCTTACACCAAAGCTCACCTTTCTCGATTCTATCAGGGGTGTTGGTGCTTGAATCACAAACGACCTGATACTCAGAGATACCTCTTCGTTGAGCGATAGGATCAAGAAGGTTGGTAGCTAGGTCAGCTACAGCTTCCCAAGTAATAGGATCGTTTGGCTCAAAGGCAAACTGTCTGGTAGAGTTCTGTAGGAGCTTCTTGATGATAATCATCATTCGACGGACATTGATTCTGTCTAGAGCAGAAGCTTCTCTTTGAGCGGTTCTCTGACCAAAGATAACCATACCTTGCTGTGGGAAGTTAACGATTGGGTTGATAACATTACCACCACTATACATGGCATCACGATCACCTTGACCAACTCTAACTTCAACCTCACTTGGCTTAGTTAATCTACCGCGAGAGAATCCAGCAGGAGCGAACCATGCCTCAGAGACATCATCAGTGAAGCACATCTGACGAATTCCGAAGATGGAGGGGTCATACCAGCGGTCCTTTCCATCGTAGCCGTTGAAGACCTTAACATGAGGCCAGTAGATCGCAGCCCAGGAGGAAGATATGGCAGAAGTTCTATCGCCAGTTCCAACACCGTTACTCCAATCAATAGCGTCCTGAACAGTGCCAACCCCGTAAGGAGGAGCAACGACTGCTAGGAAGTTAGTAGTTGCTTCTGCTAGAGAAATGAGAGCGTTCTGTACTGACTGATCGTGGAAGCCAGGAACAGCAGCGATTGTGATGCCTAGAAGGTCATCGTCAAGTGCATATAGGCCCGTCTTTCCAGCAACAGTGCTTGCCCCGATGACAGCAGTTGCCTGACCAGTTGAGGTTGTAGGAATGCCGTCTGTTCCACCAGCAAGCTTGTAGGTTCCTGGGAGGAACTTGACGAATCTTGGGTTAACATCATCCTGAGTAGTTCCGCCATAAGTTCCTTTAAGATTACCCTCCAACCCAGTTGCAAGAGTTGATATTTTTGAGGCAGCAGTGGTAAGGCCAGTGGCAGCAACATCAGTTCCAGTAAGAGTAAAGTAACCCTTAATGTAATCAGAGGTTTCATCGGTGTTGCCTGTGTTAATAGCAGTTTCTACGAATCTGTCCTCATCTCCTGTAACTGTTACAGTGAAGAGTTCTTCTTGAACTCCTAGATCATTTACTATGAGTTCACTTCTATCACCATAAATCTCTCTAACAGTAACGCTGTTACCTCTAACAGCACCATTAGATTTAACTAGGTAGTTATAACCCGTTCCAGGGTACAAGCTTTCAACAGTGTATGCAAGGTTTGATGCGTCTAAGGTTATACCGCTAGTCACCACCTCGGTTAATGGAACACCCGTGTCAGCCCAAACGAAGGACTGTGTATTACCGCTCATATCAAAGTAAGCTAGGTGATGTGCTCTCTCTCCTGATGGAATAAGATCCTCTATACCATCACCTACAAACCCTGCTGATAAAGAAAGGGTTGATTTATAGCCAGGAGTTGTTAGAGCTAACATACCACTGCTATCGGATTCATAAACAGCTAGTTTGTTGTTAGCCAGTGTTCCAAAGGTTGCTTTAAGTGAATCATAAGTGCTGTCGTAACCTGATGCGATAGTGTAAGTTTTATCAGCAGCAAAGATAGCGTTTCCAGCAGAATCTGTGCCGTTAACCACTAGTTCCATACCAGAGGTTACACCGATACCTGTGCCAAAAGCTATAGCAGGACAGCTACCAAGTTGAACATCGGTAAGTGCTTCGGCACCACCATCAATAGCCCTTACAAAGTAGAGTGAGTTGGTGGCTTCAAGAATTTCAATGGCACCTTCTAGACCCTGACCAGCGATATCCTCGGATGGTTCTCCGAAAGTTCTAATTAGGTTATCTTGATCAGTTATTAAGGTAGCTTCATTGGTAGGTCCTTTAGTGGCGAACCCAACAATACCGACAACACTAGGGTTTAGTGAAGGGATGTAGTTGCTGTTGTCGTTTTCTACGACATAAATTCCGGGGCTAAGAAAAGTTGCCATTTTTTATTCTCCTTATACGGTTCTTATCTTTAAAATCTTTCTGGAAGCCATGACCTCACACTGTTGAGTAATGGCAGAACCAGGGACCACAACGGTTTCCTTGGGCTTGATAAACATGCTTTGGACACCCTTGGGGTATCTTAAAAAGATTTGAAATGCTTGTAAGCTTTCGTTCGTTATGGATTTCATAATAATCTCCTAATGTATTTAGATGGGTAGTCCTTCAATTTTATTAAATTTATACCCAAATTTCGGTGTTTAGGTGAGTGATCTTACCAGTAGAGGTTACTTGGAACTTAGGGCTCTGGATGTAGGTCTGGATCTCGAATATGAAATTCTTCCTAATCAACCTGTCCTCTTTGTCGGCTACCTCTGCCGTAGATATATCTGTCTCCTCTTTGATGTAGGCAGGTATAACTTTGGAGAAAGGGGTTTCTAGAATTATGTTAGGGTTAAACTCTGATCTAATCTTAGAAGAGATCTGATCCATATCAGATAAATACTTAGCCCAGATACTCAGGGTATACTCTGCTTTTATAGGAACATCAGGGGTTGTTACAACTCTAGTGGCTCTTTGTGATGCATCATCCCATTTCGTTGTATGTATTAGAGACGATGATGTTCTTCTCTTTTCATCATCTGAGAGGACAGCGGACTGGTAGATGGTAGAGTAAGGCAGTATTAAGTTGTTCTCTTGAAACTTTTTGGCTACTGCTCTGTCTTGTCTGCCATGATGAACTTTAACTAGAACGCTTTCGTCCTGAGCATTTACATAACTAAGCTTGACCCTGGAGAGCAAGGACCTTAAGATCTCTTTATACACTGTAGAGTTTATTACTAGCCCTTGGGAATACTCATTAATTTTATTTAATAGATAGTTCCTACCAGTGTCAGGGGTTTGTCTGTTACTAGCTAAGTATTGCTTGTATGTACCTGAGTTCTCCGTGTATCTGTTATTCAAGATCTAAGTACCCCCCTACATCATCTGCTACATCAGTAACAGGTTGGTTAAGTGTCGGCTCATCTTCGCGGAGAAGCTTGGCAGTGCATACTACATGGTATACTCCATACATCTCAAAGCTATCTTCTTGAACCTCTGTTATCTCATACTTCTGATTCTGAAACTCTGGCTTTATTTGATCACCTATCATAGGGCTTCTGTTCAACTGAGATTCAATATATGATTTATTGAATACAAACATTTGATCATTAGTAAGCTCTATACCAAAGTTTGATAGCACCTCTTCAACTATAGAGGGCTCATAGTGTCCATGAACTCTAATAGGTTCTGAAGATATGGTTTTACTTCTAGCTTCTAAGTACACCTCATCAAAGTTTTCACTAACAAACGACTTGAAGTAGTGCAAAGGTGAACCAGATATCCTAATGATTTCATCGTCAACTAGGTTGAATAAATTTACATCTGGATTGTTGGGATCATAAAAAGATAAAGGAGTAGCACCCTCCACTTGTGGAAGGTCTTGCATCTGCCTGTTAACTTTAAATCTCTTAGCCATCAACCTGTGGTAAACATGGGAGGTTCTTCAACCTCATTGATTAACTCATCTTTTAGAGTTTGTTTTTCCTGCATGGCCTGTTGTTGCAGGGCTGCTCCGTTAAGCTGTGTTCCTCCTCCTGGCCCAGGAACGACGGCAAACTTGCCTCTGACCTGACCAAGAAGTTCCTTAGCGCAGGCAGTAGAATACTTCTGTACCCAGTTCCTCATCTTTGGAGTCATGGTCACAGAGTTTAATGCACGATATTCTAATATCGCCACATCAGTTACTGAAGGAACTGGGTATAGCTGTAGGAACTGACCATCTATGATGTCCCATCCCCCGTCTTGTCCTAGAACTCTTCTGGTTGTTTCCAAAGTAGATTGTAAAAGGTAGTAATCTCCGATGGTAAAGTTATCGAATAAAAAGTTGTCTTGGAAATACTTTATAAAGAAATCGAACTCAAGCGTACCAGCTTGAGATTGTATGCTAAGTAGTGTCTTTTTGAAAGTTACATAGGTCAGGTTTCTTAGTATGTAGTTAGGGATTCCATATAGATTATACCCACCTTCCGTCTGGAATGCTGCATATTGTCTAGTGAAATGAGGAGCGTGATAATCAAGCTCTGTTATAGCTTCATCTATACAAAGCTTTAGCTGATGATCGTTTAGCTCAACTCTAACTACAGGGTGACCTAAGCTGGCTAGTATATAGCTTCTGATTTGTTCCTCAAAATTACTAAACTCAACAACATCTGTTTGAGTTGTCTTATTAAGGTTATCGAGGTCTATCTCCTGAACATCAGGAGAAGTGTGATCGGATAAATTATCACTCGCAGTGTTTGAAAAACTATTTCCGTACCCCGTCACTTTTGGGTAAACTATTCTTGCCACTTAGCTTTCTCCTGGGTTTTCTCTTAGCAGGAGTCCTTTTGGGTTTCTCCTCTATTCTTTTTAAGTATTCGTAGTTCAACTCAGATGTTGATTCAATTATCTGATTGGGTCGTATCTGAATAAGATCTCCGTCCACATCAAGAAGCATACTGAATCTACAAGTGCTTCTGTACTTATACTTCATACTTATATATAGTGCTTTAAATAAAAAAACTGCCCACTCCCCTTATTTTGAGGAGTGGGCAGTTTTTAGCTACCTAAGATCAGATGCTTAGTGGCAATTTCTGATCTAGACCAGCGGTGATACCGTCAGTTCCGACCATTCTAAT